CAGCAGCCGAATTTACCGATGGCTGCGGATCCGAGACTTGATCTCACCCCCTTCCTTTACCGAACTCTCGAAAGCCTACAAAAAGAGGTAACCTATGCAGGCCGATACCGCAATGCCGACCCAGTCGGCACCCCAAGTATCCCAGACCCAGCCGATCAGCTACGCGGCTCCAGTGACGCAGCAAACGGCGGCTCAGGCACCTTCGGTGGCAACAACTTCGCAGTGGGTGGCGCCTTACCAAACAGCGGTGGCCCCAGCCCCGCAAATGCAGGCCCAGATGGGGGTCCAGCAGCCCCAGTACAACCCTACAGCGTCGTACCCCCAAGCGTACCAGGCAGCCCCACAAGCGCCCCAGGGGGACAACCCCTACAAGTCGGCGTTCAACAGCCTGGTAGGGCTCCTGAGTTCGCCCGTCCAATTCCCCTTCCAGGGTCAACAATCGAACGCGACTCAGCAGACCGTTCCCGCCAACTACAATTCCCCGGTAGCACCAACTCAGTACAGCAACCAGGGGACGCAGACCTATTCGCCTGGGATCAACAGCAACCAGGCTTACTCCAACAGCTATTCCCAAACTTCTCAGGAAATTACAGCGGACCAGCTCCGCGCAAACGGAGTAAGTGACGCCAGCCTGGAGGTTATTGATTACTTCGGTGCTGATGCTCCTGCTGTTCTTAATACCTACGCTTGCAACATTGAGGATGCTCTTATCCAAACCAATGAGCAGCTCATCCAAGCAGTGAGCCTGCTTCAGGAAATGTCTCAGGAGCATCGCGCTTATGAGACCATCCTGACCGATCCCGATGTCCTGGCCGACTACACCTGTGAGTTCTTCGGTGAAAACGGTCCCTACCCTGTTCCCGATGACGCTCCTGTCTACGGCCAGCAAGTGGGTCAACAGTTTGTACGTCCTGCTGGTGCTGCTCCTGTGGCTCCTCAGCGTCCTGAGATGCCTGCTCCTCCGCAGCCTCAAGCTCAAGGCAACCCTGGCGATTTCTGGAATAGCTTCGGCTCCCTGGCCGAGCGCGATCCTGCAAACGCTTGGCGCTATCTGAACCAAGCTTCGGCCAACCCTGAAGTCTTCCGTCAGAAGCTCCTGGTGATGGAGTGATACTCGGAAAACGAATAAACGCCGTTTATCGAGAAATTAACTAAACGTAGAATAGGGGGTAGCAGAGGCTGCCCCCTTTTTATTTGGTAATATGGCTATTCGTGACAAAGCTGTTGCTTTTCTTTCGCAGCTCAACCCTGCGATGCAAACCGGGGGTGCAAATATTGGACAACTTGGAGCCAATGTTCTTCAACAGGGTGCAAACGTTCTTGCTGATGCAAGTGATCGGTTTCTGCCTAATGCCTCAAACATGTTGAATGCCAGTAGTCAGAACTTACTCAACATGAGGCCCGGAGCACAAGCTGCACTTGGCTATGGGGCTTTAGGGGCAGGCGCACTTACTGCAGGTGCAGCTGGAGCAGCTCTTGCACGTGGAAACAAAAAAAGAAAAGAACGTCTTGCCGGTCAAAATTTAGGCGCTCAACTTGGCGTTCAAATGCCAATTGTTTATTGATCAACTAAGTTTAGAATAGTAAACAAAGAGTACAGCTCCTTTTTAAATCAAGGTTATAAACATGGCAGGAAAAGCTAACGTTGGCGCCCGAGCCTCTCAGTTTCTTTCACAGATTGGTACTGCTGGTGGAGCTGTTGGCGCAATGACGGCACCTAACCTTGTTGCTTATGGCGCTGGCAATATTCAAGAGCAACTGATTGCAGGAAATACCGACCAATACGCCAGGCAAAGGGGAGCTGGGTCAGCTGCTGTGATTGGCTCCCCGCACAGCCAGTCTGTACCAATGGCAGCCAACCTGTCCGATGGGTACCTGATGTTAAATCAACCAGGTTCTCCTCTTCCCATGCACGGTTTAATGGGCGCACATAGCCTCAAAGCTGCTCAGATTACGCAAGACAGCATGCTTACCATGGATCAGCGTATGATGACCGGAACAATGCCCTTTACCGGGCAACTACCAATTGGTAATGCTGTTGCAGCTGCTCAACAATTGGGTGCAAAAGCAGCACAACAACGTACCAGGAACTAATCATGGATGCATCTAAAGCAAAAAAAGCTAAGTCTAAAGCTAAAGCACGGACAAAGCAAAAAACAAAAAATTCTGCGCAACAAGCGGCTGAACTGGGAGCTTTGCAACAGCAGCAAATGGCTGCACAGGGCTTGACGCCTGAGATTCAAGCTCAGCAGATTGCGATGCAGGATAGGACGTCAACCGTGAACCCTTATCACAGGATGGGTCCGATGCCTAACAACTATTACAACCCAGGCAACGTCATCGGCGGTGGATACGTTCCCGGAAGTTAATAACGGCAATAAGTAAGTTTCTGCTATAATTTTATTAATGGGACGGAAGTTCCAGGCCAGTAATGGCACGAACCTTGAAAATTGAATAAATTTTCCAGATTTTTGGTCCATTACTACCATGGATCTTTCTAGATCCTGGTATCAGCTAAACCCTTACGCTGAATTACCAACATGTTTATTGATAAGTAAAGTTGTCACCTTGGCGAGCAATCGTTGAGTGAAAACCGGATGAATTCAGGGAAACCCTAACGTTAAGACGAGGGCAATCCTGAGCCAAGCCAACCAAGTTCGTGGTTGGAAGGTGCAGAGACTAGGCGGTGAATGACGCTTCATTCGTAATACGCCACTAGCGTCCGGCACCCCACTGGGGTGAAGAGATAGTCCACCCCTTCAAGAAATTGAAGATTAGGAGAACGACTTTCCTAAGCTGTTGGGTGCGGAGCTGTACCGCCCTCATCCAGCCTACATCGTCGAAATGGCCGCAGAACCTGTGGTCGTTCACGATTTTACAAAACAGCCCGGCCAGACCGTGCAACTTGACCGGTACCGTTTCTGGGGCAACCCTGGTACCAAGACCAGCCGCGAGCGTACCCAGGATCAAACCATTGGTACCGCAAGCAGCCGGGCTATTGTCAAGGACAAAGTGCTGGTGTCTCTGCGTGAGTACACCGGTCCTGCCGATCCGAACAACGCCAACGCTCCGAGCACCTTCAAGATTGCTCGTGAGACTCTGATGACAGCTCAGCGTCTTCTGCTGGACACCGGGAACCTTAACATGTTCCACCAGTCCATCGGTTCGCTGACCCTGCTTGACGACTATCGCCGCTGGCGTGACCGGGTGTTCCTGGACGAAATGGCCAAATCGGAAACCCGTGGTCAGTCTGGCGATACCCAGGGTGGTTACTACTACCCCAACGGTCACACTCGCTCCTCCGGTACCGTTTCTACTTACACCGCCACCGAATATGCTTCGGAGCGTTATAAGTTCAACGTTAAGACCGACCTCCTGGAAGTGGTTCGTCAGCTGCGCAAGCGCAACGTTCCTGTGTTCCAAGACGGTTACTACCGTTGTATCGCTGATCCTACGTTCATGCGCGATCTTCGTGCTGATCAAGGTTTCCGCGAAGTCGCTCGCTATCCCGGCATGGGCCAAGGCAATCCCCTGATGGGCGCTGCTGGTCCCAACCAAGCAATCTATGGTGGCGGCCAGTACGGCCAAGCCATGTTCGTTGCTGGTGAGCCCGTTATGCCTACAGGATTTGTGTTTGAAGGCGTTCGCTTCTTCGAGTCCACCAACTTTGCTAGCAAGACTGCAACTGTTGACCTTGGCGACGGCACTGGTTCTAAGACCTACAACACTCCTCCTGGTCTGTTCTTCGGTCCCCAGGCAGTAGGCGTCGGTATTGGCGGTCCTAATGCTCAGGTTCTCATCAACAACAACGATGACTTCAGCCGCTTTATCATCCTGATTTGGCAGCTGTACGCTGGCTTTGCCAACCTGAACAAGGACTTCATTACCTCTGCTTTCACTATCGCTCCCTGAGGTAACTAACAATGGCACTTTATAAAACTGGTGGCGGTGAAATTCTCCAGCCAGGCGCTCAGATCAACCGCCTTTCCTCCTTCAACTCTGAATCAGTGTTGGGTTGGCCTGGCATTACTTGCTACGAACTGATCGCTTATGTGGCAGTTGGTAATGCAAGTGGTGCGGCTGCTAACTTCAAAAGTTTAGATCTGATCATCCCTTCCCCTGATCGCCGTACCGACGACCGTGTTCGTGATAACATCCCGACCCTGGTTGTCCCCGGCTCCAACACAGCTCCTTCTTACGTTTACGGCGCTTCTATTGCCGTTGCTAAGGATCTCCCTGCTGGCACCACAGCTGACCCACTGCCAGGTTTCCCCTGTCCTGTGACTGCTGATCTGAAGACTACTAACGCTTCAGATATTCTGATGTTCGGCCCCACCTCCAGTGGTAACCCTGTCGGTATCCCAGCTACTCAAGCAACTGGTGTGAATGCTGCTAGCTCTTGGCTGACAGCTTCTACCAACACCATTGCCCAGGGCTCTTCCGCCACCACTGGCGGTGGTAGCTCTACTGCTGGCTTTACTCCGTTCCTGTCGAGCATTTCGGGTACGTACACCCAGGCTGACTTTGCTAACTCGATGATGTACAAGGTGACTTCCAACACCACCTTCCGCATCTCTACTGTTACTGCTGTCACCTCCACCACCCCAACCGGTGGCGGTGTGTACATCTCCGACGCCGATATTGCAGCTGGCAAGAAAGCCTACATTCTTGCTCGGGTCAACTATATCCAGGCTGCTCCTGCTGTGTCTTGGAACGATATCCAAGGCTTCATCGACTTTGCTTCCCAAGTGGGCGGCGACGACAGCTGATTCATTTCTGGATCAACAATTAAGCGGGTCCCAGTGGCCCGCTTTTTTATTACCCTAGCGCTTTTGGGTGAACCTTGGTATTGTACTGGTAGTAATTGTTTTTTACGAATGTTGTACCGGTACAAGCCAACAGGAGCACTCCTTGAAGTCGTTACCATGCACGGGGAAGGCATCCTCATGTGTGTTGACGCACAAGACGAAGTTCTTTATGTTGAGGAGGAGGATTTGGTTCCTCAGCTGGATGCCACAACTGAAAAGCTAAAAGCAGAAGAACGCTTGACAGGTCAGTTAGAACAAGAAGGCGTTAAGCCAGCAAAGCCGACCAATAAAGAAACTTTCCCTCTGGACAACAGACTCAACATCAATACTGCAAGTGCTCGTCAAATTGCTGACACTCTTCCTGGTGTTGGGTTGAAAACGGCACGTGATATCAAAGATCTCCAAACTTCAATGACTGGAGAAAAGTTCACGCGTCTTGATCAACTTAAAACAATTAAACGGGTTGATTGGGATGAGATCATTACCGAGAATCTTATCCGTGTAGAATGATTAGGTACACTGCATATTGTGTACGTTAATTATTCACTGTTGTTAAGTAATGCAACTTGACACTTTCCTCCAGTCGAAAGTTCGCTGGCACTTGGGATACAACAACACATCTGTCCCAGCTGGCGACCAAGCTCGATTGGAGGAAGCTGTGAATAATATTCCGGATTCGTTCTGGTATAGCAAAATTGTCGAACAGGTTAGTCGGTGCGACGAAGCTGAAAAGCAAACCGACATGACGGGTAGCGTGAATAATTTTACAGTTCCAAAGAATCGTCTTGAAAACATTGCGGGTGATGTTTCACGTACGATTTCTACTTCGGATTTTAAAGAAACCCTGAAAACCTGGACGACAATTTATATATACGAGACGGATCGATTAGCTCTCCATCTCTATGTTCCGAATTACAGAAATCCTGAACAGGCGCGGTACCGATTTAATCGGGAAGGCGCTGAGTTCATCCAAGCCTTACCTGGTCCAGCTGACGTTTCTGTTGGCACTCGTCTTATGTTTGAAACCAGCTTCCGCTAAGCCTAAACCCATGCCTCTGAATTCTGCTCAACTTCTACAACTTGCACAAGGTGCGGGTTTTAGTGGCAATGATGCGCAAACAATGGCCGCCATCATTAAGGCTGAATCTAGCGGTAATCCTTACGCACACAACACAAATAGGGCTACTGGTGACAATTCTTACGGGCTGTCTCAAATCAACATGATTGATGCTCTTGGTCCGGCCCGACGTAAACAGTTTGGTTTGAAAAGCAACGAACAGCTTCTTGATCCACAAACAAATCTTCGTGCGGCAAAACAAGTAAAAGATTCTTCTGGTTTTAGTGCTTGGACAACATTTAAATCAGGCAAGTATAAACAATTTTTACCCGAGCTTCAAAAAACTGCTGCAGGACTGCCTAACAATCCGCCTACAACTCAAACTTCACAGCAGACACTACAACAACCTACTGGTGCCAATACATACAACTTTTATTTGACCGGAGACAACCAAGACACCAAAGATTTCTTAACAGCGTATCTTCCTAAGATTTCTGGTCAAGACGCAAAAACTGAACCAATGTTTAACCCGCTTTCGCTTTTAACAGCTGCTTTTAACAGCGGGAGCAGCTACGGAGCAGACTGATGGCAGGGCTTATTGATACTGGATATGTTGCCCAACCTGGTGAAGATTTTGCCAGCACTGGAGCGCACCTTGATGTACGTGTTCTTAAAGACGGAAAGTACATCAATCCAGAAACAATTCGTTCTTTGTTGACGCGCTTGAAAGTTGGCAAAGAACGTAAGCCCCTTTGGCAGCAACAGGGCGCTACATGGAAACCTGCTGCACCCATTACATCAGGATTTGGGCCTAGAACCGCTCCAACGGCTGGCGCATCCACCTACCATCCAGCACACGATTACGGATTAGGAGCCGGCACACCGCTTGCTTGGGAGGGACCCGGCACGTTTACTCCAGGTAAAGGCTACGGAACCATTAAAACAACTGATCCACAAGGAAATCCTTACGAAATTAGGCTCCTTCATACAAAAGGTGGCAAACCTTCTGCAGTGACGACTGATGCGCAAACAGCAGCACCTACAGCTGCAGCCGCTGGAAATATTTACAATTTTTACTTGCAAGGTGATAAGAAAAATCCAAACACTGCTGATTTTTTAAGTGAATACGCATCAAAATTAACAGGCGATTCCGAGTCTCAAGACAAACTTCTTTTTAACCCAATGTCAATGTTGGCATCCGCTTTTAATTCCAGTGGTGCTTTGATGACATGAGGTTTGCTCAAGTCCCTGGTTACGAGCCCAGCTTTCCAGTTACCTACGGGAATCTGTATGGTGATGGCAGTCTAACAACTGCAGGGTTTAACGATCCGTTCAACATGAAACGTACTGTACAGACTATGCATTGTCCTTATGTTGTAGCTTATAACGGAATTGAAAAACCACAATTTCAACTGAATAATCCTGCATACATGAAAGAAGTTTCGCGCTCCCACTCGGATCCGCTTCCTTCTGTTGACCTGGCTCGTGACTCACAACAAAATAACCTTAATGGGGTTTACCGCTAATGAGAACACTTGGCAGTTTTAATCAACAAGTCAATTTGCCTAGTCATAACAAGGATTACACGCCAGTTGCAGATGATCGTCCTGCAGTTAAAACTTTGCAAACAGGTGGTTACACCTTAGGCATTGCACGTAACACACCACCTAATGAAGGTTATGCTCCCACTGGCGGAAATTTTGCAGAGAGTAGAAGAACACCCGGACGGCAGCGAATGGCTGGGCAAGCACTTAACATGACAATAACTAGAGGCACCGGTTTGCCTGCAGTACCTGCAAAACCTATGATGGGTTCTGCAGAGCTACGTACTCCAAACATTCCTAAATAGTTATTATGGGACAACAATTCGGATCCGACACAAGGGTTGGCAAGATTTTAGATATTGCTCCAGCTAGTCCAGAATTTAAAACCAGGATGGCCGGTCAATACACTAAAGGGTTGGCTGGTGCGTCTCAAAGCATGCCATCAGAAGAGCAAAACCGGAATCTTAATTTAGCCAAAAGTTGGGCTAGCCAACCCGTCCAAGCCCGCACCGATGAAGACATTGAAAAACAACAACAAGTCCAGAAATCAACTGGTTACGTAGCCTAGAATATTAAAAGGTTTAAATTTTCTCATGGCTGAAAAAGGAAAGATGCCTCCCCAGCTTTTAGCTCATTTTAAAGCTAAGGCAGGGGAAAAAAACGAGTCTTCTGTTGAAGAAAAAAAAGAAGGCGATAAAGTAAAACGCAAAGAGGCTGTGAATAAAGCTCGGATTAGAATGGAAGAAAGTAGCCGGAGGAAAGGCAGTGACAAAACGCAAAAAGTTGGCAAAGAACGCCCTTAAGCACCCTGAGCATTTTGCCTCAGCAGATCTTCAGTACATGGAGCGGTGGCTAGCTGAAAAGGAGCGGCAAAAGGAAGTAAAGAAAAAGGCTGCGCTACAATAGGATTAACTGATTAAAAGAGAGAAGCGTGTCCAGTTCATCCAGTAACAAAATGCCCGCTATGGTTGACCGTCCGGCAACCAATAGCACCTTGCTTACTGTTGCTTCCGGTCAAGCGTTTTCAACTAACTTAATTCCGACTGCGGTTGGTAACGCCACCAGGGTATTTGACGTTGACGCTGCCTTGACTGATACGTCAATCAGTGGTGCATATGTTGATGAGATTTGGTTCCAGTACACAAAGCGTAATAATTTGTTTATTGATGCACAAACCGCATCGACAGGTACTTATTCTCAGTCCGGAACCACTCAAACCGTAACCTTAGCTAACCACAACTTGCAGGTTGGCCAAAAAGTTTACCTGGATTACACCAGTGGCAGTGGTGTTGATGAAACTCTGACTGTTACTGCCGTAACATCTTCGACTTTTGTTGGAACAAGTGCTGCATCAGCAACCACTACAGGTAACGTAAACGTTTATTTGCCAATTGACGTTTGTTTCTACCTGGTATCAACAGCCTCTGTTACAAATACCAACCAGTTTTATCCTTTATTTGTTGCGAGTATTCCAGCTACTTTTGACAACCAGTACTTCAGTTTGACTGAGAAAAATATTCTTCCTTTGATTAACCACCCTGTTGTTCAAGCTGGCGCAAACTTTACCAGTGCAAACAGCACAACTTCTCCCAAAATTCGTGGTTTAATGCTCCAACGCGGGCAAGCACTTTATGCAGCAGTGAGCGGTCCTACGTCACTTACTAACGGGTTCTACGTCGGCGTGCAAGCTGGCTACTATTAATGTGACCTGTGGCTTTTGGAAATAATAATTTTAGCGGTAAATCTAAGAGCTTTGATAGCGGGTTGTCAGAAAATTTTGATAAGTTTGCACCTAAAAATATTGAAAAATTTAAACATATTGACAACCCGTTTAAATTTACGCCAAAAGAACCAGGATACGTCACTCGAATTGGTTTTTATGACCACGATGCTTTGTGGACAAGGTGGCGGCGCGGCTACGAATTATACTCAATTACACAAAGTTTTCTAGGTACCAGCGCAACGCAGAGAACAACCGTTGGAGATTATCGTTTTTATTGTACTTATCAGCTATATCCTGGCATTTTTGTTCCTGCACGTTTATTTACATTTCCTACAACTAATGAGGAAACTAATGAACAAATTGTAGGAATTAGAGACGCAAATGGAATTAATTTATATGATTACAGTCTGCCTATACTTGCGGTTCGTTATTTGGGAGCGGTTCAGGCAGCTACTTATACGCAGTCTGTAAATAATATTACAGTTTCCTTGCCTAAGCACGGATTCAAAACTGGTGAAAGTGTTTATTTAGTTTTTACCAGTGGTGCAGCAGTAACGGCAACATTACCTATTACAGCAAGAACTGAAAACACTTTTACATGTCTTGCTGCAGCGCCTTTGACAACAAACGGATTGGTTTCCGTGCAAGTTTCCACTGGATTCTCAGATGTACGGTGGACTGAAACACGGGTGCGTTTACGTTCTATTTTTACGCCAATACCGAGCTTAATTGGGGAACGCTTGGTTGATCGTGCTGTAGAACGAGATCCAGGGATCACATCTTCATATACGCGGGCAGGAACGACGGTTTCTGTAACTTGCTCCACTCCACACGGTCTAGCAACTGGTAATACTATTTTTGCAAATGTTTT